TCGAATATATTAGATTTGGTAAATCGAGGTTTAAAAAAAATAGTCAAATTCATAAAATAGCCAACCTCGCCAAATACTTGATTCTATTGATTATTAATCATTTTTTGAGAAAGTGCGTGAAAATACTAAGAAAAACCTCGATTTTGTCAAATCTAATATATTCGATTTGGCGACTAAATTTTAAGTGTGGCCCAGGGCTGGGCCCACTTTGTGCCCGGGCTTAAGTATGTGAAATCATTAATTGTTCCCAAAAACCCGGGATTCCTTTTCTTCTTTTAGAAAATATATATATATATGTATTTTAGTATAATTATATATATGGTTTTTAGTTTTTGTGGGTTTTCCAGGCTTTTGTTATTAAATATATGATTTTATTGGTTTTTACTCCCTGGGGGGGCCTTAAGCCCTGCCTGACTTCACCCAGCCCCAAAATCCCCCTTAAGGTTATTATGCTTATATATTATATACTTAGCTCGGTTTTGTTTGGTTGCTTCTTGCAATAAGTTGATTAGGGGGGGGGGGGGGTTACCCCTGCAAGATTCTTATGCCGGCGACAAAAATTGATACAGAATCGGTAGGAATTTTTTCTATTAGCTAAAAATCTAATTTAGCCAAATCGATTTTGTAGCCTCAATTTGGCACGTTCAAGTTTGGTGCGTCTCGTTTTGGTATGTAGTAAATTAGAACACTTTTGTCATAAAAAGTCAACTATAGTTTAAAACGCGTAGAAGGCTTACTGTTGGTTTATTTTGTTAGGAGTATCAAAGCATGGTTTAATATATTTGCGTTTAACCTTGAGGCTGCTAGAGGCCTTAAAATCGATTTTGTGGATATAGCCCTGCTGTGGGTTTGAAAGTGAAGGGGTCTAGCAAGTCCTTGGCAACTATTTTTTGGTAGTTTTGATGCATAGGGTTAGGTAGAATTATGATTCAGTGGCGGGGTTAATAGATTCGTAGATGGCGACATAAAATGTCGTGATTTTCAAATAAAAAAAAACCGAGATGGTTAGTCTCGGTTTGTCTAGGTTATTTTGTTAATTATAGGTTGTAGATTATAATTTAGTCTCTATGTACTCTATAGCCTCGTCATAGGCATCATTGCTAAACCATGTAGCCTCGTGCAAGTCGTCTTGGATGTGGATAGGTAGAAAATCTGTAGAGACCTCATCAAAAGTGTCTGGATTGGGTAGAGCAAGGCCTAGGTCAACCGCTACGCCGAGAGTACTACAAGTGCCAGTCTTGTCGTCGAATAGTTGTACTCGATTTATTGCATACTGATTGGATTTTAAAGCCTCTAACCATAATTGTTTGTCTTCTGGTTTTAGTTTAAATTGTTTCATTTTATCTTGCTCCTTCTTGGTTAGTTTCATTTTGTAAGTCATTTATTACTAATACTTCAGACTCTAATAATATTTCAGCTTGGGAAATATATGCCGTTTCAAAATGACATGATGATTCGCCGCAACACCCGATAGCATCTTGATACACTTCATTCATGCAATATGGACATACTAAGACTGTGTCTTCAATCTCAGATAATTTTAGTTGTTTCATATTAGTCTATCTCTTTCTTGGTTTGTAATTATTTAGTTTAAGTAACATTATTAAAGCATCAACTTGATTTTCTTGCTCTTGGCTATAAGCAGCATCACCAGCAGCAGCACGAGTAGCAGCATAAGCAGCATCACCAGCAGCAGCAGCACGAGTAGCAGCCACAGCAGCAGCATAAGCAGCATCACCAGCAGCAGCACGAGTAGCATCACCAGTAGCATCACCAGTATAATTAGCAGCATAAGCAGCATAAGTAGCAGCATAAGCAGCATCACCAGCAGCAGCAGCATCACCAGTATAATTAGCAGCATAAGCAGCATAAGCAGCATAAGCAGCAGCACAAAATGCGCAATCTATTATGAAAACTTCTAAAATATATGATGGTAAAATTCTGACACTTACCCATATTTTATCGGAAGCAGTAATATTTTCTAATTCTAAAAAATCAATTATATCAAATTTAGTGTTTTTATAATATTTTAAGTAATTATAATAGCGACTTCTGCAAGGATTAAGACTTGCTATTAACTCATTAGTAACTGTTATCGGTTTCATTCTATTTTATCTCCTTTTGATATATAAAATTATTACTATTACTTTGTCCCCAATAAAGTTTGTCAGTACTATCAATCCCAAACAACCTATCAATATAAATAGACCTATTAGGGCTATAAACATTAGACGAAAAATGAAATCTATTCATGATAGAGCTAGGGACTAAAATATAAACAGAGTTAGTATTAGGGTTATATAAACCCTCAGTAGCATCATCATGCTTAAGACCTAAAACACAATGCGCAAGCTCGTGAAATAATAGCTGCTCACGGCCCATTATATCCAAGGCATTAAACTTAACCTCATTAATAATTATAGTTTTACTATCATGATTTACATCACATCGTCCATAAGTGTCAGCGTTAAGCGCGCCGAACTTAACCTCAAGCTCAGCAAACGAGGGACTAACTCCACGGATGCTAGCCTCACGACTAAACTGCTCGATGTATTGTAACAAAGACGCATCAACCTCTTGTTTATGTGATGAGCATCCTACCAGTAGTAGGATTAATAGACAGTAAACTAAATTCACTTGAATAGCCCCTTGTTAATTTATTTCGAACTCTTCGTCCGCATCTAACTCGTACTTGGCTTCGCGTTCTTTTAAAAACTCAAGCCACACGCCTTGACCGCCAAAGCTATTTATGGCGATATCTATATGTTGTGACACTTTACTGTTACAGTCAACATTTATATTATTTAGTCTCGAAATGAACAGGACCATTGGAATCCCACGTGATTCTAATAAGCTTAGGCACTGTGTCATTAATAGATTCTTTGATTTATGTGGGTGTAATTGATATAAGTTATCCATATTATTTAGTCTCCTTACTAATTTTATTGATTTGTTTCAGTTCATCTATTAAGAATGCAATTAGGATGGGGATTGACTCTGAATTTAAAGATAAGCAGTTGGTTGTGTTACCTACTCCATCCATGATTTTGATGGATTGTGAATAGACTCTGTCTGGTTTTAGACGTTTAAGTTGGTTCTTATAATAATTATCTAATTCGTTATCCATATTATTTACTCCTCTATAAATTAATACTGCTTATTTAGTCGCAACTATTTTAATTATATTAGCCTTAAGATTTGCATTGGATATTGCAGATAGCGAATGCATAATAGTTATTAAAACAAACGCTATTAGTAAAGTTCCTATAAAAAAATCTTTAGTCCTAATCATATATTTAACTCCTTGTTTTTTGTTAGTATCTAAAATCATCATATCATTAATAGCAACTAATAGTCTAATTATAATTTTTAAGTATATCAATTTCATACAATCATCACTTTAACGTTGATTGCCTCTAGAGCTTTTAGAACTTGCATTGAGGCCCTAGACAAAGCTACTACGCTACCCGGTTTTATTCTAATTACGACTGCGCCTTTGTATAGATTTAACAAAGCTACAGCATGATTAATATCGTTAGTTGTTTGCTTAAGTTCTAATCTACCATTTAATTGTATCTGTATTCCGTAAAGCATCTTGCATCTCCTTGTTATTTTATTAATATGCATTGGATGTGCCGGTTATAAGTATCTAAATTTATTTGATTCAGATTTTAGAAGTATGCAAAACTAAAATACAGTTTTGTAATCTATCAATTAAATAATAAATACTACAACTAGTTAACAACATGTAGAACTAATAATCAAAACAGAAAGTTCTACGTACCATAGCAATACATATAGGAATGAATAAAATGGAATAACTACAAAAACTAAACGCTAACAGAGGCAATGGAGGTTAGAAAATACCCAAAAACGAAAATGGGGAATTTTGCCTTAAAAAAATTAAAATAAAACATGAAAATTACGCTATTCAAATTGTATATCAATACAATCACATCTAAGTTATTGAAATCATTGGAAATCACACTTAAATTTAACACTATTTTCTGACATTAAGTAAAGTCTATAGACCAGCCCCAAACCCCCCACCACCACCATAATCCTCAATGATATTATATAGTTAACTAAGTTATTAACTAAGTATTTGATTTTATTAGTTAATCTGTCGCTTGTCTCACTTTGAAACGCTTAGTTTGAGGGGGTGTGTGGCTGACCATTCACTTCATTTCGAATATAAGTACCTTTAAGGCCGAAATAGCCGGAGCGGGTTATATCACATCTGACCAAACCACAAAATTCAGCAAAATTCACCAAAAACAGTCAAAAACGGCTAAAAAAGTGCACCAAAAATCCGCAAAAACCCGAAAATGTGGCGCGGACTAAAAATATTTTTTTTGCTTGACTTAGGCGGGGGTGCGTGCTATAATGACCCTGCACTAACCTGTCGTCGGTCCCTCTCCTTGCCGGCGGCGGGGGTGTGCATCTACATACAAAGAAGGAGCTACACTGTATGGCGAAACCGACCACCAGAAATAAGCACAGACTAGTGCACCAAAAGACCGCCATAGAACTAGGGCTAGTAGACCAAATCGATGAGCGCTCCATGCTTGAAGAGCTGTTTAACAATGTACTGCCCGAATTAAAAGTTGACATAGCAAAAGGAATGGACGCAGCAAAGCTGGCTAAAAAATATGCAGCACTTGCGCAGGCCCGCGTCATAACTACGGCACTTACTAATCCTAGCGCAGCGGCTGCACTTCCCGCAGCTCGCGACATTTTAGATAGGGCGTTAGGTAAACCAAAAGAGACTAAAGAGATTCAACATAGCATGGCAAATGCCTCGGAAGCTGAGATTGATGCGTTGATTGAGTCAAAGCTAAAAGATGTAACACCAGATAAGGAGGATTAAGGCGTGGGCAACATAATTAAGTATGTGAACAACACGTTCAACATTAATTTTATTTTGGCCTGCGGTGTTGAGGAGCGTCGATTTAGAGACATGATGTGGAGTGAGTACGGCTGGTCTCCCGACAACGTTTCTGCAAGTGTGTCAGGATTTACTACCGAGATTCATAATCCTAGCACTGGTGCGCATGCAATTATAGTATGGTCTAGAGTAGGCGAAGGCGCCGACGTTGTTGCACATGAGATGCTGCACGCTGTTAATAAGGGGCTACTGTCTCGTGGATATGTACCAGAGGCTAAGAATGATGAAGTGCAGTGCTACATGCTGTCGGAGTTGATGCGGCAGGTATATCCACCACACCAACCTAAAAAATCTAAGAGGTCTAAGTAATGACTAATAAAACCTGCACCAAGTGCGCCTCGTATTTATTAGACCACGACAGTCATAAGCGGTGCCCGACATGCGGAGCCGGATTCGTTAATGTCGATTATGTTACTCCAGCGCCTTTAATCTCTGACGCAATTGGAGAGGGGCTACCAACAACTACAGCACTATATCGCAAAGTTAAATTCAACAAGGATTTTATTCTGGTTGCATGTGATGAGTAGAGGTAAAAATAAATCCGTAGCAGTTAATGGTTTATATGGCAACATAATGGTAAGAGTTGTTAGCCGTAGAACTATTCAGAAGAAGAGTGGGGATAGGCCGAATAAGTCTATAGTAGTTAATGGGCTTTACTTAGATGCCTCGCACGAAATACTTATTGCTAGTGAGTTAGATGGACACGCCAGAGTTAGTACATTGATGCACGAGTTAGGGCACCATTTACTAGATACAGTTGAGTCGATTGAGTCTGAGACTGCTGCTGATGTTGTAGGCGGGTATCTACTACGACTTGTGTCCACGCCGGATTTTACACAGGCTATTGAGACGTTAAAAAAGTTATGAAAGCTAATTTAACTCGCGAAGAGAAGATAGAGCTACTGCATGCTCTAGAAGCCAAAGAGAAGCTTAATAAGAAGAAGCGAAATAAGTTTATACCACACGCAGGGCAAGCTAAAATATTAAATAGTCCGGCCAAGATAAAAATTTGCACTCAGGGGAATTCTTTCGGTAAATCAGCGTTAGGTGTGAATCTATTGCACGCACGCTGCACTGGGGTCGAGCCATGGAGTGGCAAACATACAAAAGTTCCTATAAAAGCAGTAGTGCTGCTAGATAATCCCTCAAAAATATCAGAGGTATGGCGCTCCGAGTATGCCAAATGGCACGACATAGACGCTGTATCTGAAAATAAACAAGGAACACCGCACGTTAGGGAATGGCATTTCAAGAATGGCTCTACTGTAAGGTTTCTAACAGGAGACCAAGACCAACTTGTATTTGAATCTATTCAATTTGACTTATTAATTATTGATGAACCCTGCAAGCGAAGTCAGTTTATTGGTTTAATGCGGGGACAGCGAGCCAAGAATGTGCAGGCTGAAGCTATTATGATTGGCACCCCTGTTTCGAACGACCACGCCTGGATTAGACAAGATTTAATAGAACCTTGGCTTGAAGGAAAGCGCCCCGATACTGAATGCTTCACAGGTTCTAGTTTTGATAATGCTGCAAACTTAGACTCAGAGTTTTTAACTAGATTTGAGGGGCTACTAACGGACAAAGAGAAACGCGTCCGATTATTTGGTGAGTTTGTATCAGTGGATGGACTAGCATTTGGTCACCTATTGCAGGATTCACTGCACCTAATAAACCAGAAGTCTATCTATTGGGACATGTCATGGCCAGTAGTGATAGGTATAGACCCTCACCCATCCAAAGCGCATGTAGCAGTAATGGTAGGGCGAAGACCTGGCGATGACAAGCTTATAGCATTGAAAGAGATATCTAGAAAACTAACTGCACGAGAGTTTGCACACGAGTTACTCACATGGGCAATAGGTTACAAAGTTGTAGACTGGGTGTGTGACTCACTAGGTTCTGCAGACTCAACAGGACACGAAGGCTTCAAGTCATTTATCGCAGTCCTAAATGAATGCGGCATTAAAGCACGTGCAACAACCTTCGAGGACAAGTCACACGAAGATGCCGTTGAGCGTATCAGGGCAATGCTTGCACTAGAGGACTCTGGACCGCCATTATTTGAACGCTCTCCACGTTTACGATTCGTAGAGGAGGCAGTCCAAAAGACTTATACCGAGCTTAAAAACATCGCATGGGTATATGATAAGAAGCGAGAGGTTAATAAGCCTAAGTTAGACTCCGGGAAATTAGATTATTATTCAGCCTTGACTTATGCATTATCTAGTAGCTATTTAGCAAAAATTATGGTAAACAGAGGTCAGAGTGAAACTAAAACCATCAAACACTCTGCAGGAGCGGGTAAATCCTTAGCACAAGGTCTAGGAATTACCACATCAAATACTAAGTCTAGTATATATAAAAAGCCTATGAAAAGGTTTTATACTAGAAATTATTTAATGAAGGATGAGGACGATTAAATATGAGTACAGGATGGACCGGGTCAAGAATACGTGAAGTTCTGGAAGATGTTTATGACAGTACCTCAAAATCGCTACGTACCACTGCCGGTGTAGGACCGTCAAGTAACTCCGTAGTGATTAAAGATATAAATAATGTAATAGCAACAATAACTGAGATAGGTGCAAAAAATGCTATAGATGTTAATGTTGCAGATATTACACTTGACCAGACGAATGACTCGGTGGCACTAGGTGATGGCACCGCGCTATTCACCTCAACAGTAACTGGACCCAAAAGGGGTTTAGACGTAAATCTAATGAATACCCCCACATTCTCAGGCAATATTACTGTAGCACCGAGCGGTGAAACTATAACTCTGTTTGACGCTTATGCAGGATTAGCTTCTGGAGTAGACGTAGATGTCTTAACCCTAACAGAGCCGCCAACTCCTCCATATCATTATTTACAGAGAATTTATTTATCTTCTACACAGGTTGGAACCTTCGAAATACGAAAAAATGGTGATATAATATATCGTGTTAGGTTCTCTCCTACTCAGTTTACATATACCATTGATTTAGCTACAGCTAGCGCTTTTGGTGTAAAACTTATAGCTGGGGATGTCATAACAATTAATGCAAAAAATAACAGTAATAACGTCGGAGATTTTGACGCAACATTACAGATGATGGAGACTTTATAATATATGGCAGATAATGCAAGTTCACTTCCAATAAGAACGGAAGCCGCTGGCGATGTAGCAGTAAAATTAGTAGACGCAACGACCCCGGCGCAAGGTCTTGGTAATAAGGAATACTCCATGATTGCGGGATACCTTGCATAATGGCCAGACACGATATCAATAAATTTAAGCTTATAAAAAGCCCGCCTCGTAAGTTAATTGACCGAGACTTCTTACTTGTAACTTTATCTATTGCTATAGGTGTATTGCTATGTATAATAACGATTCTGACAGTAAACAATTAAATACAATCCTAAACGAAGGGCGAAAGAATATTTTGCCAGATTCGGTTAAGGAACCTATGATAGAGCAGCCAGATAAGAAGCTGCTTCGAAAACTCCGCGACCTAAATTTTGGTCAGGATGTTATGTCCTTATGGCGTCAGGGTAATGCGCATAGGTCAGAGTGGCTGCTGCGCCAAGAAGCCTTCCTAGACGAATATGATGAATTTATCAATCCAATCTACTCCAGGCCTACAGAGTGGGCAAGTTCCACACACCTACCAATTGCACTAACAGTTGCTAAAACGTATCACGCTAGATTCTATGCTGCGTTAATGGGTGACGATATGCCATTAACCGTTAATGCAAGAAAAAGTGCGAACGTAGACCGTGAAACTGTTGTGCAAGATTTAATGCAATATGGTATTCGCGACTGGGCAAATGATTATGCTGGGATAGAGGATGAAGTAGACAAAGCTTTATGGACTTGGGTTACTCGTGGTGTAATGATTCTTAAGAATGGATGGGAACGTAGATACTCACAATTTAGAGATGTCGTCCAAGTAGAGAAGCCTAAACTTGCAGTTATACCTGGGCCAGATGGTGAGAAGATTGCCGTTGAGACTACAGAGTTAGTTGACGAGGAACAGGATGTAACATTATCCGAGTTTGATGGACCTACAGTTAGAAACGTGCAACCAGAGGATTTAATAATGATTGGGTCTGATGACCCTGACAAGGCTGACGCAGTTATTGAGTCCTTATATATGACTGCGTCTGAATTGTACACTATGGTTGATAGAGGTTTATTCGATAAGAATGCCGTCGAGACTATAATAAAAGGAAGCGGAGATTATAGAAATAATCAGATACAAGATGGAATTAAACTAAAGCAGGCAGATAAAGCTGGAATGGCTTCTACTGCAGATACTTCATCCGAGTTAACTCGCTACCACATTTTAGAATGCTACTGCAAGAAAGATGTTTACGGTAGTGGAATCAACTCTGAACTTGTTACATGGACACATGACGGTTCTGGTGAACTACTGCGAGCAACTTACCTGCACCGAGTGAATGCTAAGACTAAACGTAGACCGTATGCTAAAGTAGATTTCTATAAGCGTGCAGGGCAGATTTACGGAATAGGCCTAATCGAACTGATTTATAATATTACAAAAGAGATTGATGCACTGAATAACATGGCCGTTGACTTTGGATTAATAAGTAGCATGCCATTTGGATATATTCGTGCATCAGCCTCTACAGGCAACGTCGCAATACCTATCGAACCTGGTGCATTAGTCCCTTTGGATAATCCGTCTCAGGATGTATTCTTTCCGAACTTAGGTAATAAAGGCGGCTGGGCTAGCGGTCAGATTAACTTCCTTTATAGTATTATTGAGCGACTTACAGGCCTTAATGATATTACGTATGGTTCCATGAGTAGCCAGGGTGCGGCTAGAACTGCATCGGGGGTTCGTGCACTAGTAGGTGAGTCTAATACTAACTTAGATATATTCTTACGTAGATTAAATAGAGGCATGAAAAAGGTCTATAAGCAAATGCTGGCCTTGATACAAGAGAAGATGCCTCCAGGGTTAGAGTTTAGAATTACTGGAGATGATGGGGCAGGTTACTTCAGGCAGGTACGCACTAGAGATGAAATTGCCGGCACATATGACTTCAGCTTAGAACCGAACTCTTCCGCATCAAACCCCCAAATTAAAATGCAAAATGCGCAGCAGGTTTATCAAATGACTTCGAATGTGCTTGATATTCAGTTAGGTATAATTACCCCGCTGCAACGATATGAGTCTGTAAAGTCTTTGTTGACTAGTATGGGCATACGGGACTTTGCAAAGTATATACAAAAGCCACCACAACAGCAGCGTATTTTTAGCCCTGAAGAAATGGCAAATAGGGTGTTGGCTGGCTACCCAGTGCAACTGTCACCTATGGATGATTTAGCAGGATTTATTACTCTTGCAAATTATATTATTGACAATGACCAGCTTTTAGGGCAATATAACCAAGAGCAGGCACTTATGTTGGAAGCAAAACGACAAGAGGCAGTTAAGTTGATGCAGGCATTAGAAGCTATGAAAGCCAACACAGCAGTAGCAGACCAGATGAGAAGCAATGCATCTAACTCAATGCAGCAAACAGCTCAAGAGGCAACTCCTCCATCAATGTCGATGGAGCAGCCACAATAAAAATTATAAAATCGGAGGTGTATGATGAGGAATCAGTTATATACTTAAGAACGAGGCGTTGACCGCAAATACCTTACGCCTACTCCAGAACTCCTGGGCATGAGTATTAAAAACTGCCCAACTATTTATATGACATCACCTCTATTAAGTAAACTAACATTAGAAGAGCAGGACCTGTTTCAGGACTCTATGTCATCCGATATTTTTAATATCTATCTCAAAATAATTAATGAAATTGTGGCGGATATAGATAAAGATGTGTTAAAATATCAATTAGACAAACTCGATGACGCAAGTCTAGGGGAATTAGCAGCGCTTAAGATGCGTTCTCAAGGTGCCCGAACTCTACTAAGGCACTTCAGAGATTTAAAAGCTAAGTCTAAAAAGTAGCAGTAACAATCGACAGCAAACGTAATTTGCAGAGGTAAATATATGGACGAGATTAATTCGTCAGGCGAACAGTCGCAAGCAGCTCCAGAGGATAGAGTCAAGAATCTTCAAGCTGAGATGAATCGAAAGACTTCAAATATCGAAGAAAAACTTGCACAGATAAATCAGCAACTACAACAAATGTCACTACTTGGAACACAGGTAGATACTAATCAAAGTAATGCGGCTGATGAAATTCCAGATGCAGTATTAGACCCAAAAGCTTACACAGCTTACATCCGTAAAGAAGCAGCAAAAGAAGCTGGAATGATTATAGAGAAGCAACAACGTCAACAGGCTGAGTTAGGTTCTTTAGTATCAATGTACCCAGAACTGCAAGATAGTTCATCTGATTTAACTAAAGAAGCTTTGAGAATCTATAACAGCATGTCACCACAAGATAAGTCTAACAGCCTTGCGTATAAATCAGCAATACAAAGCGCTGCATTAGATTTAGGTATTTTGCCTAAGCATAAACGTCAGCAGAAATCAGTGCAAAATGATAACAGCGAGGATATCGGAAGTGGTCAGTCAAATAACCAACAACGCCAACAAAGTAAGAAACAAGGTAAACTTGACCCGGCCACTATCGCTTTTGCGAAGGCACTTGGTAAAGATGTTAATGACCCTAAGTATCTTGAGCGTCTCGAAAAAACAGCTTCACGACAGGTGTGGAGTAAATATCAAGGCCGTGACTAACATTGAGTCTTTTAGACGAGGTTTTAAATTATGTCTACTGAAAAATTAGTAAAAAATGGAAAAGTACCTTTAGCAAATAGAGGTAAAAATATTGGTGAGTTTTATTTAGGTGCACCAAAATCAGATTTTGACGTGCCCGAAGAGTGCTTGAATGAATTAAAAGGACTTAAATATAGTCATAGATGGATTGATATTAATCAGTTAAAGAAGATGGGAAACCAGCATAGACAAGGTTGGGTTCCGTTTAAATTTAAGTGCCTATCAGGTAAGAGTAAGGATAATCCATTCCTCGATATTAGCTTGGATGGCTTCCTTGTGCGTAAGGGTATGGTTTTAGCAGTAAAGACCCAAGAGGCTGTAGACCAACAAAAGAGTTTCGTAAAACGCAGAACTCTCGCACAATCTAACGCCGGAAAGAACGCGATTGATACTTTTAAAGAATTTGCTAAGGATGAGAAAGCTGTAAAAGTACACTCAGGTTACGACACGGACGATGGTTCAGACCTTACTTAAGCACAAATAAGTTGGTTTTATATACTAAAAGTATATTTATTAGAATTAAATCAAAAATATTTTTAATATTTCTATTGACATTGTGCTATAATTATGTCTAAGGCGTCTTTTTACGCCCAAAACTAATCACGAGGTTAATAGAACATGGCAAATAAAAACGACGCAGTTGGATTAAAAATCCACGGCAGATGTTTAAGAATTCGCCCATATGTAGCAGGTTCAACAGTATATCCCGGAGACGCATTAAATCTAGCTTCTGACGGTCAAGTTGATACAGCTACTTCAGGCGCAATTATAGGCGTGGCTCAGAATTATGCTACAGTCGGTCAGACTGTTATGGTGGCTGATGACCCTAATCAACTTTTCGAAATTCAAGGTGATACAGCAGTAGCAGCAGCAGATGTTGGACTAAACTGCACACTTAATGCTGGTACTCCTAGTACGGCTTATAAGATATCACGTCAAAGTGCTGATATCGACGGCACTATGGCAGATACTTCAACTTTAACATTCCAAATTCTTGGTAATGTTCCGCAAATAGATAATACAGTCAATGCTACTTATAACGATATAATCGTGCGTGTAAACGTGCATCAACTAAATAACGCTGGGCGTCAGGGGATTTAATAATATATGTTATTACGTAATAATTTTAGTGATTTATATGGCTCGTCGATGCTTCCAGTATTGGAAGAGATGTTCTGGTCAGAAGTGGCTACACATCCTTCTAGACGGTCGCAATTATTTAAAGAAGTATCTACTGAGCGAGATATCTGGCAATATTCCGAAGTGCATGACATGGCACTATTCGAATCTATAAACGAGGCGCAAGATTATACATTCAAGCGACCTTTATCAGGCGCGAATAAGACATTCACCATTAACAAGTACGGTCTAGGATTTTCTATTTCTGAGGAAGCTGTTGACGACGGTAAGTTTGATTTCATTTCTGATGCTGTTAAAAAACTTGCAAAGTCTGCTAAGGAAACTCAAGAGATTTATGCAATGAATGTGTTTAACAATGGTTTCTCATCTGAAACAACTGCTGATGGCGTTGCATTATTCCACGCAACACATACACTACCTTCAGGACTATCTTTCCGAAGTAAACCATCTTCTGATGTCGACTTGAGTGCAAGTTCTTTGGAGTCTGCTTTGATTGACTTCGAAACCCAACAGATTGGTGATAGTGGAATTATCATGAATGTTAAACCTAAGACTCTTTTGGTCCCTAGTAGCCTTAAGCGTTATGCAATGGAGTTAATTGGTTCTGAATTGAAGGCAGATTCTGCAGACAATAATATGAACTCACTCCAACAAGACGGATTAACAGTTATTAGTTCTCCTCATTTAACAGATTCAGATGCTTGGTTCTTATTGGCATCTCCTTCTGAAACAGGCCTTCGTATCATCAACAGAAAACCTTTGGAAACTAAGGCTTCTGGACCTGATACAGGATTTATCAATGATTCAATTTATTATAAATCTAGATACAGAGAGGTACTCGGTACCACCCATGCTTATGGTATCTGGGGAACTTCAGGCGCAACATAAGTTTTGTTAAATAAGAATAAATAATATGAGCCCCGGCAGCACGCTGGGGTTTTTGCATTAGGAGAATAGCATGAAGGAATGTTCTAAATGCAGAGAGGTAAAACCGTTTGAAGCATTCAGCAAACGAAGTGATACTAAATCAGGATTTAAGTCACATTGTAAAGCTTGTATAAAGGTTCATAATCAGCTTAATAAAGAGTATGAGTCTATTAGAGCTAAAAAATACTATAAGCAGAACTCAGAAGTTATAAAATCTAGAGTAAAAACTTATTACAAAGCTAACAAAGAATCACTTAAAAATTACAGAAATTTATATTGGAAAAATAGAGCCAAGATAGACCCTACTGTAAAGGTTATAAGAAATATTAGAAGCAAACTATCCGCCATATTCAGAACCATGAGTTGGACAAAAGGTAGCAAATTAACTGAGTATTTAGGTTGCTCTAAACCAGAATTGATTCTTCATTTTGAATCTAAGTTTAAAACTGGAATGTCTTGGAGCAATTATGGTACTTGGCATATAGACCACATCATTCCACTCAGTTCAGCTAAATCTCCAGAAGAAGTTTATAAACTTAATCACTATACTAATTTACAGCCTTTATGGGCCGCTGAAAATTTATCAAAATCCAATAAAGTTAATTAACTTGTGGTATAATAACTATAACGTAGACATGCTAGGATTGCATGACTTTAACAAAGACTACTCAAGAGGTAAAGCATGGCTATAACAACATTTAAAGGACCCGTCCATTCTACAAATGGCTTCGTAGGAAGTTTAACATTACCGGATGCATTAACAGTTACAACTCTAGACGCATCAGGCACAATTACAGGTGTTGCCGCAGACTTCACTGGAGCTGTGACTGCTTTAAGTCTAAATCCTGGCTCAAGTTCAGTAGCCCTTTCTAAAATTATCAAAGGAACAGTAGCAGTTAACCCCGCTGGGATTGCAGCAAACACTCAAGCAGAGACCGCAGTAACTATTACAGGCGCGGCAACTGGTGATGTGGTTATTATGAATCCTCCCGCTTCATTGGAAGCCGGACTTGTTTATTCACATGCACGAGTAAGCGCTGCAGATACTGTTCGAGTAGGTCTTGGAAATATCACAGGGTCACCTGTAGATGGTGCGTCTTTAACTTGGACTTATCTAATCTTACGATTTGCATAAGCCCTGCTAGCAGGTGAGTTATTATGTCAACAGTAAGAACTAAGAATGTTATAAAGTTATCCGCTGATAATGATACCATTAGCGGTCCGGTAGATATTGAAGCCATTTTGTTTATTGCAGGGACTACATCGCCTTCAGCACAGCTTAAGATTACAGACACTAATGGCGCAATTCTGTGGGAATCTGGAGTAGCAGCGGATAACGCTCGACTACAAGATAATGTAGGTATTCGTATACAAGAAAACGAAACATTACATTGCGATATGGCTGGTACAGGGACTAGAGTATATTTATATCTAGGGACTCATTAATGTGGCAGTCAGTACCTACAATGGCAATACTTTCTACACTGACCAAGTATCATCTGCCTCAACTGTAACTACATATATCGATGAAAAAGATATGGTAGTGGAGGGGTTAATCCTAACCGCCTCAGGTTCTACATCCGAAGTAATTATTCATGACTTAGTTAAAACAGACAACGCATTTAAAGCAGGGGATTTAAAACTCCATGTAAAATGCTTGGCTAATGAGACTAAGCTCATCAGTTTAGTAGATACTCCGGTAAGATTCCCAAATGGTATTTGGATTGCAACAATCACAGCGAGTGCAGATGTAACATTAATTCTAAAACGTAAAGGTTAATCAGTATGGCTTATGAAGTAGTAGATTTTTTAGATATAATAGATGCAATAAGGGAAGATTTAAAAGTCCAATCTGGTGATACTTCTACTATTAATAAGATTAAACGTGTAGTAAATAGAGTCTACTTGCAAGAGGTGATTCCTTTCGCTCGTTGGAAATGGTTAGAAGGCTCTACCAGAGTTATTCATAAAGCTAAATATAACTCGGGTACATGCGCTGCCACCCCTAACTCTGCAACAATAACATTATCAACTGCGCCTCCAGCAGCACAAGGCTCTTTTGCTGGTAAACGATTCGCAGTAGATGGGTATAACGAAATATATATAGTAGAGTCACACGTAGCAGAATCTACTACATTAACATTATCCTCTAATTACACTGGCAATGCAGTAACTACAGCATCTTTCAAAATATGGACTGATACTGTAGCGTTACCAACAGACTGCAGAGAAACTATTAATGTATGGCATAACTTCTCTACCAAACCTATGGAAGGTATTGGCCTGCAGAAGTATAGACAAATTACCGCACTTAATCCACGAGCAGAGTCATATCCGGCTTTTTATTACACAGGGGACTTCTACGACCCAACACCACTTACGGATGAATTAGAGACTGACCGTTACAGACAGATGTATATACATCCGTCCATAAATAGAACAGACTGCACATTACAGATTGATTATGTTAAAGAAATATCTCCATTAGTCGATGACTCAGACGAGCCTATTCTACCTTTAGAAGATAGAAGTGTTTTAGTAGATGGAGCACTTGCGAGATTATGGAAATCAATTGCCTCAGATAACGAGAACGCAGAATTATCAAAAAGAGACTATGAATCTAAACTTGCAAGAATGGCAGGTAAGATTGAGGATTCACAAGACACTGCTAAGGTTACTCCAACATCGACATATGTCAGGTCCATGCGTGCACCTAAATTACGTCCAGGGTCCTTTTCAGATTCAGGTACTAGTGGCGGTGGCGGATACAATGCGATAACATATTTAGAAGATGTAACCATTAAAGGCGGGAATATTACTGGTAATATAACTGTTGCCGCAGGTATTACTATAGATGGTGTTGATATATCTGAAATTGGCGCTGATATTACTGACCACATTGCTGACACAACAGACGCACATGCAGCTAGTGCTATTACGAATACACCGGCAGGTAGTATATCGTCTACTACCGTTCAGACCGCAATAAATGAATTAGATGGTGACATCACTTCGCACGTAGCTGGTACATCAGATTCACATGCTGCTAGTGCTATTACAAACACACCAGCCGGAGATATTGCAGCTACAACTGTTCAAGCAGCTATAGATGAATTAGACTCCGAGAAGATTGCTAAAGTATCCTCTACAGATGAGGCTATAGTACGGTTCAATTCTACTGCAGGAGCTGTGCAGGATTCCAATGTAACTATAGATGACTCAGGTAATATAACTCAGGCAACAAATATAGTATTAGGTGTATTAGCCTCTGCAACATTAAATGATAACACTGCATCTCCCACAGCAGTATTTTCACTTGCAACAGCATCTTATGATTCATGTGTTGTGGAGTATAGTATAAAACGTGGAAGTGGAAATAGAGAGATTGGGCATATATACATGATTAATGACGGTACTACTTCAGAGTTTACAGCAGCGGGTGCGGCACTGGGTAGTAGTGGTGTTACATTTACATCGGATATATCTGGCGGGAATATGCGACTACTTTACACAACTACTAGTACAGGCGCTGCTGCTACGATGAAATATAGAATTATTAAATGGGTTAATTAACTTTCAATAAAGAGAATGGAACTTTACAATGAATGAGTTTAAGCCAAAAAATGGTATAGTAATACCTACAGAAACCGCAACAACAGTACCTTATCTAGATGCTAATAAAAAATTAGTATCGAGTGCAGTTACTCCAACAGAACTGGGGTATGTTAGCGGAGTCACATCCTCAATACAGACTCAAATAAGTGCGAAAGAAGCATCAGCCAATAAAGGCCAAGCAAACGGATACGCATCATTGGATGCTAATGGACTAGTGCCAACTACCCAGTTGCCAGCAGCTTCACTGGAGCGAATGGTAGTTGTAGCAGACCAAACTGCTAGATATGCGTTAACAACCGCATCAGTTCAGAACGGCGATACGGTTTACCAAACTGATACTGCAACTATGTATATGGTTAAGGATGATACTAATCTATCAAACTCATCTGGGTATCAATCGTATAGTGCAGGTACATCTGTAAACTTTAGTGGCTCATTATCTGGAGATATATCAGGAACTCAAGGTGCAACTGCATACAACGGAACCGTACCTTTAAACAAAGGCGGAACTGGCCAGACAACTAAAGCTGCAGCATTTGATGCGCTATCTCCAATGACTGCTGCTGGTGATTTAATCTATGGCGGTACATCAGGAACTGGTACTAAATTAAGCATTGGCTCCTCTGGACAAGTTTTAAAAACTGTCGGCGGAGTCCCTACTTGGGCAACCTTCTCAGGCGGGATAAACTACTTATCTTCTAATCCTGACGCAGAAGCAGATACATCTGGTTGGACTACTTTTGCTGATGCTGCCAGCTCTACACCTACTGATGGAACTGGAGGCTCGCCTAACTCAACTTGGACACGGACAACATCATCGCCATTAAGAGGTTCCGCATCGTTTTTGTTTACTAAGAGTACAGGAGCATCTAGACAGGGTGAGGGTGTATCCTATGATTTCACTATTGATTCGGCCGACAAAGGAAAAGTACTCCAAGGGTCTTTTGATTATGCTATTGCATCTGGGACATATGTTGATGAGGATATGTCAGTTTGGGTTTATGATGTAACTAATGCAGTAATGATACAACCAGCTCCATCTAAGATTAAAATAACTAATATTAATTCTAAATTTGGGTTCGAATTCCAAACGTCATCGGATTCCACTAGTTATAGATTTATTATATATGTAAATGCTAGCACTGAATCCTCCTGCACACTTAAATTTGATAATTTCAATATAGGTCCTCAAGCTAAACTATACGGCTCTCCAATCACTGATGCTGTAGCTTACACTCCTACTTTTACAGGATTTGGGACTGTATCAAATATCAATGTCAAGTCTCAACGTATTGGGGATAGCTTAAGGGTATTTGGTTATTTCCAGACTGGCACTAACACAGGCGTCGAGGCTCGAATGACGTTAGGTTATGGTGGGTCAAACGCTAATGTGAATATTGATACTAGCAAAATAGGTAATACGGTTGTAATAGGTAGCGCCGGAAGCACTGAGTCTGCGTCGACTACTTACTTCGGTATGGCCCCCCTGTCAGGAACAACAAACTACATCAAATGGGGCAGACAGACTTCTACTGCCACGATAACTGCTGCAGCCTTAGGGAATGCTTGGACTAACAGTGTTTATATTAGTTTTGATTTAATAGTTCCTATATTAGGCTGGCAGTCTCAGACTGTTATGAGCAACGACGCTAGTACGCAAGTTGTTGCGGCATCATATTATTTAACTTCTAATTTAACTATAAATACAACTGCTACAGATATTACTGGATGGAGCCTAATAACAGATACTCACGGAATGTTCAATACTACAACTGGTGTTTGTACCTATCCTGTTGCAGGTAAATATAGAATTGGATTTACTGGCCAGTTTGATACGGGAGGGTCTGCCGCTACACAGCACGTAGTAAATTTCGTAACTGGAGGAACCACTTACATAGTAAACGCTGCTACAGACTTGGCAGCGTCTAAATCGTATAACTACTCTCCAAGTTTAATAGTAAGCGCAAATGCTGGACAAACATTTAAAGTGCAAGGGCGGAGCGTTACTAATTCTTCTACAGCAATTGGTTCTCAATGCTATATTACTATAGAGAGAATAAGCGGACCATCCCAAATACTAGCTACGGACAATGTATCAGCCCTATACACTGGAGCACCTCCAACAGGAACTCTTACAAACGCGTACAATGTCACTACTTTTGGAACGAAGAGAAAAGATACTCATAATGCTTACTCTGGAGGAACTTTCACAGTCCCAGAGAGTGGAACTTACTCTATTCAAGCCCAAGCTAGGCATGATGCTACTTATTCTGCAGGAAATACTGCTGGTATAGCCTTATTTATTAATGGAGTTCAATATGAGACTGGAGTAGAGAATGCTGGAGGAGTTGAGGTGTCTTTATGGCCCTGCCTTATAGCGCATTCAGTACCACTCCTAGCCGGAGATTTAGTTACAATTAGGTCATACAATAACGGAACTTCACCTGTATTCGTAAATAATTCTAATCAAAGCTTCTTCTCCATCGTTAGGACTGGTAACTACTAATGGCCATACGTAGTAAACTATTCACACTAATGCCCTGGAACGGCGGGATAAATGACTCAGCCGACCCAGGAGCTATACCTGCGACTGATTTAGTAACAGCAGATAATATTCTATATACGACTGCGGGTGCTCGTATTAAGCGGCCCGGAATAGAGTATATTGACAATATTGAATTACCCACAGTATCAAGTATCTCATTAACATCGAATGTTGTAACTGTAACATTTGCATCAGACGTAAACAATGGAACTAATAATAAACTTGTTGCCGGAGAAAAAATTACAGTAGTCTGCACTACAAACTCAGGATTCGATGTAGAGGATGTAGTAATATCAACCGCAAGTGGTGCAGTTATTACATATCCACTAACTCATGCGGATATTGCCTCAGTTGCAACTCCTACTATAACTATATCCCGTTCAAGTCTTGCGGTTGGTGTGCATGATTTTTGGTATTTCGATTCGTCCAACAACTCTAAAAGTCAACTAAAAATGATGCTGACGAGTCAAGGTAAGTTATACAAATTCGACTCCAATGGCAATAGACTGGAGATAACAAAAGCCGGGTCAAACGTAACTGGTACCAGCGCAAGTCCATGTGTATTTACTTTAGCAAGTCACGGGCTAAAGACAGGCACTGCGATTAATTTTACAAGTCTAACCGGAGGTGCTGGTTTAAGTACTAGTTCTATTTACTATGTGGAGTACGCTACTGATAACACGTTCTATCTGTCCGCAACTCTAGGCGGTAGTAGACTAACCAGCTCCACTATGACCACTGCACTAACTGCGTCCACAATGTCAGTTCCATTTGCACTAACTTTACCAATAACTTCGTGTGATTTTAAGACATATAACGAGCAATTGTTTGTAACTGCTAGCGGTATTAACAACTGGCCAATACAATTTGCGCCATCTGGAACTACTTATACTTACATCAAGAACGCCGCGCCTAATGCTTCAATTATGGGTGAACATGAAGGCCGATTAATAATGAATGATAAAAGTAACCCAGACAGGTTACACTACTCCGCTCCAGGCGACCACACACAGTGGCAAGGATACGGTGATAGCGGTGTTATGGAGATTGGTCCAGGTGATGGAGACCCTCAAGGAATAGCTGCGATATTTCCTACTTTTAAGGGAGCGTTATTCGTAGCAAAATCTGAGATATTATATAGGTTACCGGACCCCGGGATAGCAATGTCCAGGATTGAGGTTGTATCTGGTGGTATTGGTGCAGTCAGCCATAGAAGCTGTGCACCTGTAGATATGGAGGATGTGTTTTTTATATCTAAGCGGGGTTTCCACTCACTTGCTGCAACTAATGCTTATGGAGACTTCTCTGGAGCGTATCTGTCAGAGAAGATTCAGAATGCGTTTCAGGATTTTACAGCTAGTAGGCGTCAATATACATGGGGTAAATACTTCAGCAAATACAATATAGTACTATTCTCAGTTGCAGAATCTGCTTCGTCCGAGCAGGATACTATCTACTTATATAATACTAAATATAAAGAGTGGTTTAGATGGCCTGATGTTAATATGCAGTGCGTGACTACAGCCAAGGCAGGGTCCGATGATATTCTACTTTTTGGTACTTTAGACTCACGTCTTGCAAGTTTATCCTCTAGTAGTTACTCAGATGAAATAAATTCTAGTGGAGCATATAATTATGTAGTAAAAACTGGTAAAATATATGTGGATGGTAATCCTAATACTATCAAAGGGTTTAAGCGAATTGGATTCATATTTAAACCGCAGGGGTCTTTTGAGTTTACTGTGCGAGTAAAGATTGACAACTTACCTACTCAGTCTTTGACATTTTCGAAAAGCACCTCTGGAGACTTATTAGGAACTACGTTTATATTAGGGCAGAGTGAGTTATCATACTCTAGTACACTTGACCCATTTTCATTACCTATTGAAGGGTATGGCCGTGGGATTCAGCTAGAGGTTATCAATAACTCTGCAGACCAGCAGGTTACTATATACGGAGTTAATATTGAGTATACCCCTGCTGGCATAGCTCAAGAGACTTTTATTAGCGGAGATACTACGGAGTAATATGGCACAGTTAAATGTAACTAAAACTTATGTAGATGGCGAGACGCCTACGCAAGTTGATTTTGATAATATTTGTGATTCTATTGAGACTTTTTTAAATGTTACAAAACTTGCGTCAGACAATATTACTGATAACTCTATTGATGCCTCTGCTGTATTCGATGCTGGTAGTATTACAGAAGGTAAGATTGCTAACGATGCAGTTACTACTGCGAAGATTGCTGATGGTGCAGTTACCTCTGATAAGATTGCGACATCTGCAATTACTACAGCTAAGATTTTGGATGCAAATGTTACTAGTGCTAAGATTGCTAGCGGGGCAGTTACTAATGTTAAGGTGGCAGATGGGGCTGTTACTATTGATAAGAAGCCTACTGCTGTTGGTAGTACTGGAGGGTCGGCAGCTAACTCTTTTGGCTCTTTAGTGTTTACTGGAACATCACAAACATCTTCTACACTATATCCGACCATCGTAAACGGGGGAGCCGCTGCAGCTACTGACTCATCCTTGAGTTTGGCATCTACCACAACTGGGGTGACTATGGAAGGGTCTTTAGTAACTCGTAAAGACTCTACCACAGTTATGAATCAAGAGTTTAAGGCAGGGCCATTTGCATATAGCGTTGGCACCGACACTAATATAGCTATACCAGCTTCGTCAGCGCTATTTCTACAAATAAGCACAACTTCATCTGACACAGCTATTACGCACAATATGGGAGTTGATTTAACTACGGGGTCATCTATGGGTTTATCTGGGATTAGTTCTGTGGGAGTAATATAATAAATTATGAGTACACTTACAGTAACAACAACATATGATGATGGTCAAGTTTTAACAGAGGCTCAGATAGATGCGTTAAAGACTCAGGTAGAGTCCTTCTATAATAACGCTAATGTAGATGATGGTAACATCCAAGCAAATAGTTTAGATGCATCAAGGGTTATTGCTAATAGTGCTGTTACTACAGCTAAATTAACATCCAATTCGGTTACTTCTACTAAATTAAAGGATTATACTGTATCAGATGGTGCGGGTATAGCTACTGCTAAAATAATTGATGATGCAGTTACTACAGCTAAGATAGCGACGGGAGCAATTACTACCGCTAAGATAAATGATTCAGCTGTTACCGCTGCAAAGATAACTAATAATGCAGTGCCAGCATCAATTATGCCTTCCCACCCAACTGCTAGTTCTACTTTTACAGATTTGACTGTTACCATACCTTTTCATGACCCATCATTAACAGATGGTTCTGAGAATCTAGTCGGAACTATGACTTTCTCTGGCCTCACTAGTGGTAAACCAATCATACTATCATTGCAGTCAACCAGCACCGCTACGGGGTACGGTTATATAGAGTTAGTATATAGGGGGCTTACTTACGGCTATATGAGCGGTCCTTTATATGGCTATCGGTCAAGCACTAGTAGAGCGGAATGTGCAATAATACTTAAGAAAGATGGTACACAAGTTTCAGAACAAAGATATGCTTTAGGAGATGTATATAAAGATACATTATATTTTAGGGTGCCTTTATCTAGCTTTACTCATGTAGATGTAGCTACGGCAACATCACACGTATATACTATATATATTAAATATATAGGCGTAGACATACATAATTATGACGGTGATTGGTCAGCTTCATTCGGAGCTGCTAGCACCCCTTGTACAGTTGCAATTAACTCAGCCAAACTAGTAGGAATACAGGTAGTGTAATTATGCCAGAAGTTAGTATAAACAGAACATATCAAGACGGACAGCCATTATTGGAAGCTGATTTAAATAATATAAAATCTGCTGTAACTGATTTGAATAATACAACACTTTATGACGACGATAACTTCCAAAACTCTTCAATAACAACTGATAAACTGCAAGATAATACTGTGGGCGTAACACAACTAGGCAGTAACAGTGTAACAAGTAATAAAATACTTGCAAATAATATTACAACTGCAAAGCTAGCAGATTCCGCAGTTGTCACTAGGGCTATAAATGACTCAGCGATAACAACAGCTAAACTAGCAACAAACAGCATTACAACAGCAGCGTTTGACACCTCTGCTAGATTATCTGCATCTAAAGTAGTTGCTAAATCAGTATTCAGCGGGACAAAAGCTACTGTGACAACTCTAACAACACCTTACTCAGACACTACGGTAGTATCTGTAACTGCTACAGCAGCAACTAGAAATACTTTTTGGGTATTGCAGCCTTATGACTCATCCACACCAGCATACATAAAAATAAGTAAAAATTTAGGAACCACTGGCGGCTTATACCTGCGAATTAGATTCAAGAAAAATGGCACCGCAATAGGCACAAGACTTATGCGTTTAAGCAAATCAGATACTTACGAGCATTATTTTAAATTGCCAGTATCCTGCCTTAATATGTTATATACTGCAGGTACAATAGCAGACACAGATACTCTATCAGTTAGTATATCTGGAGGGGTTGTTGGTGGTACAGCTATAGGTTCAATTGAGATAAGCCCCTGCAAATTATACGTAATTGAGTTATAAAATATGCTATAATACCCTATAAACCCCTAACTATCATAGGTAGGTATTATAATGGCTTTAGATTTTGGTTCTATAGGTTCTGGTGCAGCAGCAGGTTCTGCTTTTGGTCCTTGGGGCGCAGTAGTTGGCGGTGTATTGGGTGCGGCGGCTGGTGGTCAGGGGTCCGAGGGTCAATCACTACAGAGGCGAGTAGGCCCAGAGACTGAATTAGAACGACAAGCTAGACAAGCTCAGTTAGGCGGATTCCAGCGACTAGAGGATATACAGCGAGGCTATTTAGGTCAGAATGCTGGTCAATCTGCAAATGCATTAGCAGACTTACTACGACAGTATCAGCAATCAGGGGGCATTCCAGGACAAGCGGATTTAACAGCGGGGCAACAGTTTGCACAAGCCTCTACTGCACCACAACAGCAACAAATAGAACTTGCAATGAGACAGGCACAGCAACAGTCTGCACAACTTGCTGGACTATCAGGACGCCGTCCGAATGATTTTGCACTTCAAACTAGATTAGGTCAACAGCGAACAGATGCTATGGCTGCACTCGGAGCTCAGCAGTCTGCTTTAGGCGCACAGTATGCGCAACAGTTTTCACAGAATCGCTTAGGTTTTGCCGAGCAGTTAAATAGTTTGAACCAAGGCTTAGCTACTCAAGCATTGCAAAATAGAATGGCTATCATGGGCTTAGGCTCTCAAATACAAGGTAGAGAGCAGAATTTTAGATTAGGGACTGCTGAGCAATATACTCCAGGAAAGTCGGGGACTATGCTTGGCACTTTGACTGGAGCACTACAAGGCGCTGGCATGGGCGTTAGTTTAATGAATGCTTTTGGCGGTGGCGGGTCTACTTCACCATCTAATAATGGATTTAGTGCATCAAGTTTAAATTTCGGCCCAGGATTACAGGCCCCATCATTTGGAAGTACACAACAAACTCCAGTAAGTTATTTGGGTAAAATAAGTCCATCTCCAGTAAGTAGTGGTAGTAACATGAGTAGATTTACTACTCCTACTAGCGTACCATCTATGGCACCTAGTTACAGCACATCACTACCATCTCCAGGATATTTTGACTTAGGCAACTCTATCAATCAGGCTAACAACGTTATAGTAAATCCACAACTTCCATTCTATCAAAGGAATTTCTAATTATGGCAGAAGCATCATTTCAAGATTTACAGATGGCCATAAATGGCTTTAACACCGCACTAAAGGATTACTCTATACAGTCTGCAATAACCTCTGCAACTGAGCAAGTTAAACAACTTAACCAGTCAGGAATTGATGAAGCAGACCGTAGAAATAAAGCGGACTTACTTGCACGAGATTTAGCTCTACAGCTAACTGGTGTTGGTGCTAGTGGGCAGCAAATCTCGTCGGCATTCAGCTCTATTGCTCCAAAAGATTTAAATACACCCCTTGCAACATATCAAGAGGGTTTAGCTAAAGATAGCAAACCCTTGCAGGAGCAAGCTACTAAAGCGCGTGATTTTCAGAACTATAACGCTATGGAATTAGCCAAACTTAAGATGCTTAAGGCTGACGAGAAGGCTATGACTAAGCAGTCTTTAGCCTCCAGCAATGCTTTCTTAAGTGCGTTAGAGAAGAGTCAGGCCGGGTTTAATAGAGAAGCTAAAGGGTTTAAAGATAAGGTGTCACAAATTGATATGATTTTAAATGCTCCTACATCAACTATAACAGACCGACTAAATTTAACTACATTAGTAAAATCTGTAGGGCAAGACGTTGGTAACATAGGAGAGAAGGAAGCTGAGGCCGCTTTAGGGACTACGCTGTATGGTAAAATAAAAAGTTACTCTAACTTTGTTACTGGAGATGCTGCCTCTGCAATTACACCTCAGCAAGCTATAGAGATTAAAAAAGTAATGAAAGTTGCCAGAGAACGTATGAGTAAAGAGGTAACTAATAGGAGTATGTCTTATTCTAAGCAACTAAAACAGAAGGCTAGAGTGCTGGGTAGAAATATTTCGGACCAGGATGCAATTGATTTCTTAACTGGGTTTGATATGCCGACTAATTCACAGCCACAGCAGCAGCCGACAACAAGTGCTACCACTTCTATGCCTGCATCACCATTATCAGAGTTTTTGACACCAATTAATAAATAATAAGGAGCAGTGGACTATGGGCACCCAGCGTCAACAATTCAATGCCGAAGAATTCCTAAACAAGAACGGTCTAGCCCTGTCCGGCGTAAATCCTGACGGAACTCTTAGTGTAAAAACCCAAGACGGTAAAGAATCTAATTTCAATTTACCGGGGTATTTAAAATCTAATAATATGTCTCCTGCTGATTTAGATATTAAATATAATTCACCAGAAACGGCCTTCTCGGATAATGCTTTAGACTTTGGCGCACAAGTTGGATTTATAAAGGCTGGAACACCTAAACAACAATTAGGATACTTACAAAGAACTTATGGAGCTGATAATGTTAGCCGTGTAGGAGATGAGTTTAAAGTTAAAGATAAGGATGGTGTATGGAAGAATGCCGGGTCTAAATGGTACAATGACTTAGTTGCAGGGAGCCCCGGTATTGCAGCGGCAATTGGCGGCACGGCTGCTGGAGCTACTTTAGGCTCATCTTTAGGCCCTGCAGGTGCAGTTGTCGGCGGCATCCTTGGCGGAGCTACTGCTGGAATGATAGAGAAATATGGCGAACAAAAAGCCGCTGAAATGATGGGAATTAGAACTGAACAGGATGTAAAGGACACCGCGTCAGAATTAGGTAGAGACTTTGCAAATAATGTTATTTGGGACACTGCTACATTAGGAGCTGGAAAGGCTTTAAAAGCTATGAATCCATTTAATAAAGTAAAGATTGCAAACGTATTGGGCGGATTAGTAAACGGAACTACAACTTCAGATTGGTTAGTAGCTATGAGAAGCGCTGGAGATGCAAAAGTAGTTAGGGCTGTTGCTGAGAAGGACGCGGAGGCTTTCGCTAAAGGAGGACTGCAGGCTGAGTTAATGCCATCTTCTAAGGCCATGGCCTCCACGTTTGGCAAATCAATAGAGACTGCCAGAAAAGTTGCGGAAAGAAACTATGCTAATGGGTTAAAAAAGTTAGATGCTGTAGGGGCGCTTGATTACTCTCATCTTCCTATAAATTCTGTAAGAAACGGCTTGATTGAAGATTTGTCTGCGGCTGGTTTAGTTAAAATGGAAGGTAACACTCCTGTATTTAAAACAGCCAAAGAATTAGGTTCATCTGTAATATCTGTTGTAGACCAAGAGGCGCAGAATAAACTTAGACACGTATTTAATGCCGTGGAAGGTATTTACTCTAAACAAGGTGCTGGAGTTCCTGGAGCTACCGCACTTCCTAATAAACCTGAATTAGGTGATTTACTTAATTTAAAACGTATGATTAATGCAGTGCAAGCAGACCTTGGGCACTTCACTAGCCGTGCGTCTGTTTCTGATGCACCAGGGCGCATCTTGAGTAAAAGTTCTGCAGCTACTGATAGGCTATTTAAAATTGGTGCTAGTCATGTTACAACTAAGTTAGATGGTAAAACTGCTGCAGATGTATTTAATGAAATGCAGTCTAATTATTCCAACTTCAGAAGTGGTTATGATTTCCTTGCAAAAACGGCCAAGGATTTTGATATAAACAACTTAGGTAACTCTTTAGAATTATCTAAGATGGTGGGGAAATTAGATAGTGAAGGTGGCGCAAAAATCCTACAGGCTTATAACACTATGGCAGATTCTATCGGAAGTACTGCAATGAAGGATAAACTGATTCGTCTGCAACAATTAAATGCGGGTAAGAGCTTAGCAAGTCAATTCGGAGGTAGCGGAGTAGTTGGTGCTGTTAGGTCTGCTGCAGGTATAACTGCTTTGCCAGTATCATCCGCTGTAACTAAAGGTACTGAGTTTGTTGCACCGATAATGCAGAAACTATCGCCAATTGCAAAAGCTAGTAACTTTGTTAGGAAACTTAGTCCTGACCAGAAGTATCAGATGTTATCTAATAATAAAATGCTGTCTGAGTTCCTGCAATCCATAACAGGTGCAGATATACTAAGACAACAGACAGAGCAAGACTTAATGTCACAGGTGCAGCCACAATGACGAATGCTGAGATAACTAAATTATTAATGGAGATGCACTCAACTATAGGTTCTATGAATACTAAGCTTGATGCGCTGTCTAAAGATTTGGATAGTCATAATCAAGGCTCGATGAGCACAAAGGACGATGTAAAGAAGTTGCAGTTAGAGGTTAGCCGTGCTAAAGGAGGTTTACTAGTCTTATTCGGACTAGGTGCTTTAATCACGGCTATAAAGCAGCTATTCCAATAATTTTGAGAAGGCAGCATAATCCTCTACACCACTCCAGCTCATTTGAATCATGGAATCATCTATCATTGCAATAGAGTTCGCTGTATAATCTTTAAGCCCAGGGAGGGCAGAAAAGCACTTTAGTCCGAAATCATTTACTAGTACTAAAGCTCCAGTTTTGACATCTAAACTAACTTCATTTCCTTCCATATCATAATAACCAGCACCAGCAAGTAATACTAGACCAAGGGTACCTCTGCTACTTTCCGCAGTTGTACCTCTTACATAATCCCTAGGTGCGGACACAATAATGCCTCCAGCAGTCTTAATCTCTTCTTGCTGAATTAGCTCAATTAAAACACGCCCGCCATGTAGTTTAAACAATCCTTCATTACCTGCTAGTTTCTTAAACTTATCTAAGTATCTACTATTTATTGTCATCTTGGTCCTCTTCTAATACTAAGTTTCCATTTACTTGGTATCCGCAGCCAGCCAGAAACAACCTAAAATCCTCTAGAATGTCGGATAGCGTTATTTCGTCTGAGTGCACAATTGTATCTTTATTGTCAAACGCATTATTCTCATCCCGTCTATTAATGAACGTAAATTTACTTTTTGGTTTAACTTTAGCTGTAGTTGTCATGCGCCCATCCTCTCCCTTTTAGTATGAATCCGGTATTCTTACTAATCTGCTTAGTTTTATTCACTGAACCACATTGTGGACAAGGTGTTTCAGCTTCTTCTAATTCTCGCTCAGATTGTGTCTTATAGAATATCTCATACTCCTTCTCACAATCAGTGCAAACGTAATTTATAATTGGCATTTATTTAGTCTCCTGTTGGTTAAGTATATCTAAAAACTTATTAATGTAGTCAGTAACCTTCTTATCCCTGCACAAGTCTAACGCCTCTGTAGGGGCATCTTCCCCTAGTTCAGTCCTGCACTCGTCTGTAAAAACATTCTGCATCTCAACGCTAACCTCTATCTGGTGCACGACTCTAACAGTAGTCTCTCCACTTACTTTTACATTAGCGGGTATCTCTGCTTTATTAGAGCAGCCCATCATGAGAGTCATCGAGATAACAATAGGTGATAATATTTTTATCATTTAAAGCCTTTCTAGGAACTTTCCAGCCTTTAGTTGTATATCCTTTATTAAAAATAGGAATCAAGTCCTTATCTTTTAGTTCTAATTCATCTAATGTAACTATAAGTTTATTAACATTAGAAGTCAACATAATTTTTTGCTGACTAAAATAATAACAATATAAATCTACACCATTAATCTGAGACTGATATGGCCCTCCTGGCTTCTCCTTCTCAAATACACTCCAACGCTCAATAAAAACATTCTCAGTTTTGTACATGGAGTAGGAATCAGCTTTTAGTTCTAATTTAAATGGTCCGAATGGGCTGGTTACTACAAAGTCATGACTTCTTCCATCAGCTTTAGATATGTCATATTCTGGAAACTTCTGTCCCATAAGTTCTAACCATTCCGCTTCAATTTTTTGTCCAATCTTTAAGGATTCTTGGAAATCGTGAACCTTTTTATGATTAGACTTACTGCTCATCACTTTCTCTATAATAAAATCCAATCGGATTAAACATAGTTATAGCCAGCAGTGTTAATATCATAGTATATCCTGTAGATATCTTAGAAAGATAGATACACAATAAGCTAATTAACAGTACACAAGTATTAAAAATACTTACTACTATTATTCCGGTCTTTTTAGATTCCTTCGTTACCATTATTTATAACCCTCATAACTTGTTTATTTAATTCATCAAAACTCGCAGCCTGTATATAAGATTGCGCGGTGTTTATAGAAGACCATCCAAACATTTGCTGAATACTGCTAGCTGGAACATTGCTAGACGCAAGTTCAGTTGCAAGTAGTTTTCGTAAAGAGTGTGGGGTCAACCGCATCTTATCCAAAGCTTTTCTAATCTCGCTTAATTTCGGTATCTCTTTAGGTGGCGGTATTAGTATAAATCTGTACTTACCGCCTTTACCTTTTACTATATATCTTCCATCTTCTGTTGTTTCAATCTTATACAATTCATGTATTCGCAAACCTGTTTTAATTAAAAAATCCAAGGTTGTTTTAATCTTTAAATCTGCCATACGTTCTATTTTACTTACTACCTCTTTAAAGGTAGACTTTACTTTTTTAGGTTTATATACATTAGAGACCTTGAATTTATTTGGGGCTCTAACAGTCATATAGTCTTTAATTGGATTTATAGAGACACTAACCTCTAAAACGTCCGCATACTTACAGAAATCATATAATTTACTAAGTCGAATAAAACTAGTTTTTATTGTATATTCGCCTAAATCAGCCTCAGTCATGTAGGAGTATAGTTTATCGGGGTTAAATCCGTGCAAGTTTAACGCAGGGATTAACTTCCTTAGTCTAGCAGACTCTGATAACTGCGTGCTCTTACTCCAACTCCTACTGCTTATCTCTAAATAAGCTCCAACAACCTCGTCAAAGCTTATACCCTTTAGTTTGGTATTGACCTCAGACTGTTTATCTAATCTATCCACTAAAGTTATTCGAGAGATATTGTTTGATTGCGTCTCTGTTAAGCTGCGCATTTGCCTGCACTCCTTGGTTAGTAGGTTGTTGTACTATCATGTTAGCAGGTTGTGGCGGAGCAGTCAACTTCAAAATTATGTCAGTTAAATTGTTTAGCTGTAGTCTAGTATCGTCTAATTGTTTTTGATAGACTTCTGTGTCTATATTTGGTGCGGAGGGGTTCGGAGGCAGTCCTGCAGTCTTCGCTGTAGTAAATGCGTTTGAGGCATTAAATAACCCTAATATACCAAGCAAGCCTGTAATAAGCTCTACTTTAATAGCCTCTGGCTTAACCACAGCTAATACCGTTAAGATTAAAATGCTAAGTATTCCTAGGATAAACTTACGTCCGCCTAATTTTGATATAAAATCCATGTTACCTCACTAATTTTTTTATGATTCTACCTTTCTTTTTTAGTGTAGAAGCTGTGTGTTTGTCTGATATTATTAAATTCCAATGCCGGTCATAGGCTTCATTTTTAAATAAAATAGGACTTATGAACTCCTCAAACGATTTACCGTCCGGACTCCAAAACTTACCTAAAATATCCATAACATTACCAGCGTGTAGTAGACGTTCCAAATCTAATTTATAAAGTTCAATCTCTTGTGATAAAGTCTTAGTTAAAAACGCGTGCATAGAAGTCTCTGCATCAAGGTAGCCTAAATCATCATCTAGTGCACATTGGTACAAACACCATAACAAAATAGCCGCTTGATGCAGAGTGATACGTCTTCGTAAATCCTTCCTAGGGTTATCCGGTAGACGACTAGCTACTACTGCAGGTCTAAACCTGCCTCTAGTTCCGGCAGAACGTGCAACTGTAGTAAGTCTACCTTTGGACTTAGCCCTATGTTTCATTATTAATTAGCCTTAGAGGCTAGTTTTGATAATTTAGCTTTCATATCTGCTGAGGTGCTTGAAGGCGCTGCGGTTTGTACTGCATCTACTACCGCACCATTTCCAGGTTTAATGTAAACCGTAAAATTGTATGCAATACTACCCTTCCATTGACCTTTTCTAATTTTATCCTTACCGTCGTAATCAATGATAATTTCGTCGCCTAACTGAGCCTTCTCCATCTGTGTAGTTAATGACCCTGAGGTATTAACTGTCACTTGGGTTCCAGCGGGATATTCCTTCATATTCCCTTCCTTATCTACAGAGAATCCTCCCTCAAGGGCTTTAAAGATGTAATCTCTTTTGCCATACTTGTTTGGCTCTGTTAACCCGATGAAGATTCCTCTAACCATACGTCCAGTTTGGTCTATTCCACTCCAATTCTTTGAGTTTTGGAATGCGAAGTTGCCTCCGGGCCGTTGTGATTCGAACCCTTCTGGTACTGATTTATCTTGCGCACGTTGTTGCACTGTTGCTTCTGTATTCATTCTTATACTTCCTCTTTATTACTACTAGTGCGTGATTGCTCTAGTTTAATTTTAATCGATTCTACTGATTCTTTTACTGGAACTGAATGTCCGGTGTCTGTCATTATAACTGTGACTTTTAGCGTGTCACTATAACATACACCGAAAACCTTGTCAACTACTATGTGTATCTTGGACTCTTTCATGTTGCCTAGTGCGGCTGTTACTTCTATAAACATATTATTTTTTTTTACCTATAAGTTCATTTATTAATGGATTAACACTTATTGTTTCCATTTCTATCCTTCACAATTTCATACATAAAAAGTAGCATCAACGACCTACCAAGTCTACCTAGCTTGGAGTTTCGGTTAAATTCTTTATCCCTCCTTACCACACGACAGGTATTTACATAGTCATACATGTCATCATACCAGAATATGGGGCTTTTTCCAGGTTTAAAAATTCTTCTTAATTCTCTTGCGTAAGGACAGCAGAAAGTGTCCGGATAGTCTGCGGTCTTCGCTACCGCTACACACGCAAATACTTCGCTACCATTATCTATCTTTTCAGCCGCTTCTTTATATACTTTAGGATTTAGCTTCATTTCTTATCTCCTTTGTTTCTGTTTTTACATCCTTTGGATAGATTACAAACTTATCAAACTCCCCGTATCCGTGCAATTTGTTGTAGAGTGTTTTTATTGTAATGCCTAAAGCATTTGCAGCTTGAGCTTTGTCCCCATTGAAATGGAGCAATACCTCTAGTATGTAGCGTTTTTCCAGTTCATGCAATGTGAGTATATTATCAAATTCCATATAAATATGCCTCCTTATTACGGATAAAACCAAACAGTTCCAGCGGTGTCTAAATGCACCCACGAGATACCCTTTTCTCCTCTGAATGGCCACGCCACTTTATTCTTCTCTAAGTCTTCATGTATTTTATACGACGGAATTCCCTCTATATAAAAATCTACTGCAAGTCCTGATTTATGTACAGAATCTCTAGCTCCCTTTATATAAGTATTGTAAGGCTCTGGTCTAAGCCAACTAGTCACAATTAATGGCTTCCCATAATACTCACGCACTTTATCTAAGTACCCGGCCATTGTAATTATATTAGCAATCTGCGACTCTGTGGGCAACGCAAATGCATTCATAGATTTTAACCATAATGCTTCACTCCATCTGAAGTATTTGCTTCCAGGAACTAACTCGTTTAGGTTTGTCATAACTTCTTTTGGTGCCATGTTTACCCCTTTATTATCAATATATATATATACAATTTATTATTAAAAGCACACCGCATACTAGAAAAACCGCATCTAACATATTAAACCTCCTCAATCTTATATCTAGCCTTAGCAGCTAAACTTACGTCGTGCTCCCATATATTAGTATGCATGCATCTGTTATAAATGTCAACTGCTTCTTTAAGCCTAATTCTACCTTGTTCCAAAGTGTCATCGGAAACCTTATACATTTTGCAGGTATTATCGCGTTTACTAAGCACTAACAAATAGAAGTCAAACGCTCTACCATAAAAAGCCGAGCAGACATCGACATATAATGCTGCGGATAGGTCGTAATACAACTGCCCAACAACGTCCCTAATAGCCTCTAAATCATTTTCGTATGAAGTGGTCTTAACATCTAAGATGTATCCCTTCTCCGCATTAATAGCATCGCAGCGAACTTTTACAGGCAATCCGCCCCATTCTCCACAATATGTGGCCTCGACCTGCACACCTTTCATAAAATCTACTGCACAGCCATCTTCCATATAAGCCTTATACAACAAATCCAGTTTATCGGCCTCTGCAATAGTAATAATATTTTTACCTTCATTATCCACCTCGAACTTCTTGTACTCAGCGCCACGACGAGCTGGTCCAGGATACACTGCAACTTCTGACTCCATTAAATGCGGCTCAAGAATTTTCAAATGTGCAACGGTTCCAAAGGTAAGCGCGGCCTGATTAGTAATCTCTTCAGGTTCATTTAATATATACTTCTTATGGAAATCTCTTGGGCTTTTGTGTAGTAGTTTTAATGCCGAAGAGGATAGGTATACCCTATCTCCATGATAATCTGCATTTGATACATCCTTATTTAGTCCTTGATTTAAACCCATCTACCTTCCTGAGCTCGCGTTGACCTAAATCTATACAAGCCTCTAATTTGTTGTTGTTTGTTGTTACTCTGCCATTATAAGTAATAGAGCAGTTTGTTATAAGTTCTATGCAGTCTTCTTTGCTATTTTTTGTGAATGCGGTATTATTAATGTTGCAGTACATCGCTACCATTGTTATGAATAGGTCTATAGTCATTTTACCGCCAACTTAGGTTTTATTTTTACTAATTTAGATTGACCTAACTTTGCGCAGGCTTTTAACATGTTCTCATCTTTTATTGCTACTCCAAATACCGGTACGGCGCAGTCATATATTGCATCTGCGCATATCTCTATAGACTCTTGTGTATATTTGCGCGGAAACTGGTCGTGTCCACACCACACAGACGTAGCTAATATTAATAAATCAATTGGGTCCATATCATTTGTCTCCTTTATATCTGTCGTCCAAATCAGGTCTATGCTTCATCATGTAACATAACATTGCTAGTGAGGCCATTGCGTGTCCTACATGGTTATTTTTAGACTCATCATCCACATCTTCCCCTGCTGATATTGCAAGTATATGCCTAAGTGCGGCGTCTATTAACTTCCTATACGCGATACCTTTCTTGAAATTATCTGCCTCATATTTGTTTGCGCCATAGGTAAACGCTTTTGCCATTTCCAATATAGCCTCAGTTGGTATTAACGATACTTTTGGCTTACCCTGGTCTAACTTATCTCCCTCTGCACCTTTAGTGGCTTTATCTTTATCCGAAACTAAAAGGCTATACATTATCTCATCTGTAATATCAGACTTTTTATCTACTTTAGGATAGTATTTTACCTTATAATTATCACTCCGTCCATCACTCACAGATTACCTCCAATATAATATATAGTATTAAAATAAATGTTAATATTAAAACAACGTCACTCACACTTTTATAACTCCTCTGTCAAATCCTCTAATTTTATCTAAAACTAATCTGCAACTGTGTCTTTTGTCATCAAATCCAACCATATCAGATGCAGTTTTAGGCTGATTCAATTCATCAGCTAATCTATCATATTCTTTCTCTAGCTGGTCATACTCAAAATCCGATAATGTGACTGAATTTGGAAACATGTAATACCTACATTTAGCCTGCAGAATTGTCCAACCCAACTCCTTATACCTTTCAAATAACTTATCTTTATCCATTTCTTATTACTCCAAATTTATTTAACCTAAGATTCCAGTCTTGGTATAGTTGTGTCTTAGTCGCTTTTACCTTTAAATTAATAGTTTTTATATCGTTAATATTGCCTGTATATCCATAATGTAGATAACTAAAGCCTCCGTCAATACTCGTATTGCCACATGAACAATGATGGAAGTCGTGCACTGCTCTGGAATAAATAATATCCTTACAATCTGGGCATACAACCCCAGTTACATCTAAGAGGCCTTGTTTAGTACTATGCGTTTCCAATTTAATCTCCTATAACATGTTTCTGTTCCAGCTGAGTTCGGATTAAAATATAACCATTCCTCTGTTAGTTTATCTTTTTTTATTCTAATATAAGTTGTCGTAGGGAATATATAGAAAGACTCAACAAATCCAAGATTTATCCATCTAATTTTATACTTAAAATAATAACTACCTTCATATATACTTAAAACTTCACAACAAACATCCATCATTCTTTCGTGTTTTATAAGCTTGTTCTTTAATTTTGAGTACATTTATTAACTCCTTATTCAAAAACTGCAGTCTAGTAACCAACTCTTCCAATTTTCTTAAGTTATCCTCTAATTGCTCCATGTTACACTCTTATCTGCATTAACTGTGAAGCTACAGTTTGTCCCGTCAGTTGTTCTATAGTTTCCAGGTTCTAATGTGCTAAGTCGTTCTCCGTCATTACTTTGAAAGAAGACCACTATATCATCAGTAGATAATCGTAATAGAATCTCGTCAACCTTTCCTGGGGTATCTCCGCAGGGATTAATCAATTCAGTTACAGTCGCCCTAGTTTGCAGTTCGGCGATTAATGCATAGTTGTATGTTACATTAGCCTCTAATGTAGCTATACGTTCTACAATATTTGCTACATTGGCATCCATTAAATTAATCTGATTCATCATTAAATAGATGGACTCGGAATTGTTATATAACGCTGCTTGCAGTCTAGTTATGTCTGCATCAGTGGTAGCTAGCGCATCACTTAACTCTGTATATAGCTTCTCGGACCGCTCCCTAGTCATATAAATCTCGGTCTCAATAAGCGCAATACGTTTCTCTAATTCATACAATCGCTTATCATCATTCTCGTATACTATAACTTGTTTAGTTGGTTGATGAAAAAACGGATAACACCCTGCGCATGTAGTTAGGAATACTAACGCTGGTATAATTATTTTTGCCATGATAGCCCTCTCTTTCCTTCTACTTTTAGGTTAACAGGGCCGAACTTGGTTGTCAAGTTAAATTTAGTCATATGTCGTTCTAATTCAGCTTCAATGAATTCGCCTTGTTCTGCGTTAGTCTCTATCACAGCTTCATCATGCACAAGTAACCGTAATCGAGCCTCTTTATGCTCACTTGTTAGGTCATAAACTCCTTGGCATAAGGCATCACTACCACTACCTTGGATTAATGAATTAAATCCATTCATGTAAACTTTATCCTTATCTGCTATACGCACAGGTCGTCCGAAATAATTAAATACGGTCTCGCCACTTATTAATATAGCATCTAATTCATTCTTAAAATCCCAAACACCTTTATAAAAACTTCTGATACGCCTCACCATTCTTTCGCATTCGTCTACACTGAACTCGAATCCACGTTTTTTTAATGACTGCCACACTCTGTTGGCCCCGGCACCATATAAAATGGATAATCCGCTCTCCTTAGCTGCGTCGCGTTCTTTCTTATGCAACTTAGCTACGTCTTTTATAGAAGTATTTAAATTAAACATCTCTATGGCATTTACTGAGTGAAATGATGCGCCTGATTGAACTATGTCTACCAAAGCTTTATCTTCTGTATAATAAGCTATAAGTACTGGCTCCAATGCTGCTAAATCTTTGGTTATTAGGACATTGCCTTCTTCGGCTACGAATAAATCGTGCAGGTGTCCCGGTTGATTTTGTAGGTTCGGCGCACTGGAGGACAATCTACCTGTTTTAGCTCCAGTGATATTAAAGTTACAGTGTACTCTACCGTCATACTTAGCGTACTCCAGTAGTTCCGGATAGTACGTGGAATTTAGCTTCTTAGCTTTTCTATAGTCTAATAAAAGTTGTATGTCTGTATTAGTCTCAGCTAAAATCTGCAGCACTTCCTTATCTGCTGCCTCCTCCCCATCCAATCCTGTAATATCTAAACCTAAAGCCTCTTTAAGTAACCATTTTAACTGCGGAGTAGAGTTTAGATTTAATTCAAAATCTGCGCGCTCTAAGGCCGCATCAAGTAATTTATTATACCTGGCTGTCACCTTAGCCACATCAGCATTCTTAGACCTTGTTACCGCCAACGTCGCCATTTGCTCATAGTTAGCCACAATCTCGGTTCGCTTAAGTAACCTCCACTGCTCAAATGCTGTCGCCCACTGCTCTCTTATCTTAGCCTCTAGAAGTTTTATATCCTCTGCATTTTTCCTCATTCTTATAGCAGTTTCTACAGTATCTAGTTTAACACCCTCTACCTCAGCCGTTAACAACATCTGGTTACGCGCTATCATATCACTATAGCACTTACCTCCGTTAATAGACGTTACTTTTTGGTGCAGGAATACTGTTAAATAGTAGGTGTAAAGTGCATCTAGCAGGTTGTACTTCTCGTCGTTGTGGTCATCAGTTTCCCAAAAAGGGTCGATACCTAAAAAGAAGGGCGCAAGTGTTTTTAAGGACCCTGCTCCAGCTTTTCTATGTCCTTTACCTTTTGATTTAGCTTTATTTAACTCTACGCGCCTTTTGTCATACTTCTGCAGGAATGATTCACTTGGTTTGGTAGTATATATCGCAGCAAGAATACTGGAATCATGCTGCATCATATTCTTAGCTTCATCTAGCGTTAGTATACTATGTTGTATTAAGTGCTTTAAGTCGAACTTTAGATTATGTCCAGTAAGAACAACATTACTACTAACTAAAAACTGTCGTAGTGCTAGGAAGTCTGTCGGCTCAAATGATTTAACCACAACATCACCATCGATATAGCCAAATATACCTACTCTGGTGATTTGTGCTGTGTAAGGATTTAACGCGGCATCTTCGATGTGCTCTAAACCTTCCTTAGGTGCAGTCTCAATATCAAGCGATAAGACATTTTGCAACTCACTTGGAATGAATGGGAATGTATTTTGTAATAAACTTAACTCGTCCTGTATTAACTCTTGCTCCATTGTTATCTCTTCCTTTCATTATAACCCTCTAGTACCCTTTGTTCTCGCTTTAAATATCGTGCATAAATAGATAGTCTAGACAATTCTACGTCAAATATAGCAGTCTCAGGGTTATGTACATCAAATAAACCGTTATTTAATATCTGAACCTCTGCAGTCTTATCCTTCTTATCTGTTCTAACTAGTATTGTGTATCCTCGTTTAATTTTTCTTAACCGTTCCGTTGATGAGTAAACTGGCAGGTCTATGTGTGGCTGTAGCACCCCTAAATCTAACTCAAAGTCTTCGGTAGCTACGTAACTGACAACATCACGAGTTTTAGTACACATTATTAGGTTAATATAATCATCAAAACTACTTACACCCAAACTGATACCTGTTAACGTCGGGTTGTCTATATCTATTTTTGCATCAAGGAACAGTACGTAAAAAATAGTCATCAGCTCAGGAGAACGCCTATACTTCTTCATCCATTTAGGCATCCCATTAGGCCAGATATATGCTTGTAACAAATCGGCTGCACTTCTGTCAAGGATTACTTTTGTGTTATTCGGTTTTGTCTTTTTAATCATATTCTAATATTACTCTGCAGACTTAAGTTATATGTAACTGCTAATGCAATGGAGTCTAACGCATCCCATTGTTGTCTATTTATTAGGTTTAACACCCGCTCATGTTGGGTTTTATCGAGCCTTCGTAGCAGTCCTTGCGCTACTCCTATCTTATCAGCTTTTCCAGTCCCTCCAATAAATTTCTTCATCTGTAAGTTGTGCACTTTATGGAAGGTTATTAAGTCGTTGTCGGGAAATGACGCAACAAAGGCACCAACAGACTCAGCAAGGGACTCGCCAGCAATCCCTTTCATTACAGTCTTCTCAAATACTACAGCAACTTTTAATTTATTTTCTATAGCAAAAGTCATGTACTTGCAAATAATAGCAGTAAGTTGCTCATGCAGGTTCACTAGCCTCTTTTCGACTACGAGGTACTTTCGATGAGGTCGTAGTTCGACGCACTCCAGTATTTCCATATCCTTTGTTAAGAGCGTCAGCCCAACTGCGCTTGCCGACCCTGTGGACTGGTCGATTCCTATTATTAACATGTTTAATCAACCTCTTCTGCCTTATAGCTTTGTCTAACTCTTTAAACTCCGGGTTAACGTGCAGTCGTGAATAGAACTTCTCCACATTAATTTTATTAATTGTAACAAATGTAGCCAGTGCTAGGTTTAGCATCACTATTTTATTTATGGAGCTCTGCTCTAGGGTTAAGTAGATAGTTTTATCCCTAATAACCCAAAATAGTGGTTCGCCTCTAATAGGTTTGAACCAAGGTTTTCGTTTTAAGAATTTCCTCGGCACTAAAACTACGTTGCAGTCTGGTAAGCGATAAGTAGCTTTTATTGGCATCTAATATATATTCCCATTTCTTAGCTAATTTTGTGGCTCTTGCAGCATAAACCGTGCCTCGGCCTCGTTTTAATCCGCCTCTTATTCCTCTATTGAAACATACGAACCAGTCATGTTGCAGTGACTCATAGCACATCGACTTTGCACGCTTCATTATTAATACCGCTTGATTTATCTGTTTTGGTATTACTTTGCTTACTGGTCCATGATATTCCGGACGTACTTGGAACAAGCCCAGTTCACCTAGACTGCCTACTGCTTTTGGATTAAAAGCAGATTCTACTTGTGCTACCGCTAACGCTTCGCTGCATGGGAAGTTGTTTAAGGATGCTACGGTACATATTTGTATTACTAAATTACTTAGCATATTAGCGCCTATGCTCTATAATTATACCTAATACAATTCCAGCCAATCCGGTCCATAGAGGGTCCTTATATACTGGGACATTCTCTAATTTGTTGATTGTATTAGCTCTGTTTTGTAACTCTCGTTGCAGTTCCAGGTTCTGGTTTTTTAACTTACCATACATCTGTGCTTGCTTTATTAAAAGCGAATCACACGACTGCAGCATCTCATCACAGTACTGCTGTAGCTCCCATAAATTATCTGTATTAAGTTTATTTGTCTGTGCGTTCAGGTTTAGTGTAAATGTTAGTAGCATTATTAGTAGAATAATTAGTACTGCTGCTGTCTTTTTCATTAATTAGCTCCTCTCGTAATTTTTCATATGCTTCTTTGCGACTTCTATAGTAATCCATTTGTAACTTTAACTCGGCCTCATCAGCCTCTCGTTGTCTGTTATGTCGCTCTATAGCCTTATCAAATTCGTCCGCCGCTTTTAAGCGCTCATTACGTTTCACATAATTAAATGCTATAAAGCTTAGGATTGCTACTATCACTACTAAATAAAATACTGCCACAATATACCTCCATTCTTACTGCTATAATTAACTTACCATTAATTATTTAAAATGTCAAGAACCTCCGCACATAATTTAGCCCTTTGCTGGTTTTTATTGATGTACTCAGTATATTTCTGCTTGTATGCTAACTTGTCGGAATCACTTAGTTCCTGTGTATCCAAGTCATCTATTCGTTTCATGTAGGTAGGTATGGAGTGCTCTAGCAGTACGCGTCTTACTGATGTAAGCTGCCCCTGCAGCATTCGGAGTTCAGGCCTAGTTAGGTTATACTCAAGCACATCGGGCTTTGTCTGGTCTCTTAGCTTTTTAAGTAGTTGTAGGGCGGTTGAGTAGTTATTGTTTGCCCGTCGGTCCTGTCTGTTGCATGACGCTAAATACAACTGTTCTAGTCTTGCAGTTATGTGAATTGTAAGCCGCTTCTGTTCTAATGTCTTAAATTTCATGTAAATCTCTTCTGCTGCGTCTGGCTCTTAGGTTAATAGGTAGTGTTATTACGTTGTGGTGCAGTTCGCTATATTCCTCGCTGTTTAGAACTGGTGCAGTAGTGCTGCCCATCTCTATTACTTCGCCTAATTCTGCTTTTGTAAACTCTCGGTCGAAAGTAGTTCTACCCACTCTAATATAATCACCGGATGGTATGTGCTTTAGTATAATCAATCCGTCCCGGAATACTCTATGAATTGTATATACCTGTCTTTTGTCTGCATTAAGTCTGTAGGTATCATGTTGCTGCATATTAATTTACCTCCTTATTTATTATGTGAATAGTGCATGTATTGATGCTGCTAGGATAGTTACCATTATTGGGATTATTATAATTAATGCTGCAAAATAAATTATTAATCCTAGTATAGCAGTAATAAACTCTATAGGCTTCACTTAAACACCTCCGTAATCCAATTAGTTCCATAAAGTAAATACTTTTTGTTGTGCTTTAAGAAATCTATTATTTTATCTAGTATTATGGCAATAAATAGAATTGCAGCTATTAATGGTAGACTTAATATAAATAATAATGTCAGCATCCAATTAAATAAAAATCTAATTAGTCTCATTCTTCATCCACTTCGATTTCTACTTCTAAAACATGTTCCCATTTTTGAACCTCAGCATCTTTTCTAGTTATCCACAGTGCTCCACACCCAATGTAACTATGAATTGGGCTATATTTGTCGTGCCCTAAATAAAACTTCTTTTTAACTTTCTTTTTCGGGCGTTCTATAAGCTTGAGACTTGGTTCTTTGTGCCAAGCTGAAGCTCTTCCATCTATCATAAAGAATGAAAGATGGTCATCATCAAATTCAACAGTTATTGGATAATTATTTTTTTCATCTAGACTTATTACTTCCCCCTCAACCCCAAAAGCGGAAACCTTATCGCCAACTTTAAATTCCATTATCCCTCTACTTTCTATGTTATCTCGATACTATATAATACCAATGCATAATCGATATCATATAATACCATTTCGTTCCAAATTAAGTGAGCCTTTTTACATCGTGCTCAGGATGTTTAAGTAGCTCTGTTTCTCTGGTGGCGAACTTCCATTTCAGCTTTGCATATCGAGCCTTAGTTTCCTCTAGTATGCCTTCGCAAAGCGCTACCACAACTTAAACATCGCTACTTAAACTCATATTAACCCAAATCTAATTCGCTGTCAATCCAATTAATTTAATTCCAACTTCTCCATCATTAAGCACCTTACTGTAAGCATCTTCCGGAATGCGTGTGCTATCAGCCTCTAAAACCCCATCAACACTATGCAGCAGCTCGTAAACCTCATCAACCGTATATCCACTCCTAGCAGCATCACAGCATAAGAAGAAGGCCTCATTGCGCCACCCTCTATTTCCACTATCCCCAGTCTCAAGGAATAACTTAGACCTGTTAGTCAGCTCAGCCTTTCCGCCTGCACCAATCCTCGGCTGCATTAGCGATTTAATTGGAGTGAATCCTAGCAGGGCTGCTGCCATATCGCGCAGGGGTATCCTGGTTAGTAGCCATTCGTGAATCTCGGCCTGACTCACTCGCGCACCAGAGAAAAGCTCCGATTGCACAAGTCCCGTGCTGGCCCTTGTAACTCCTGCTTGCCTAGTAAATCTAGATGGATTCTTGCATGAGGTGTCAATCCATTTATTTTTGGGGTCTAATGTGGAGTAGACAGTTTTGACTAAGTTGTCGTACTCTGTTTTAGTCTTGCAAGGGTCTTCTAGGCTAATTATGCAATGGATACTTTTTTTACCACTGAAGGTGATGTAGGATTTTGGGATTAGACTTTTTTGTATAAACTCTAATTGCTTCTCCAAACTATTTACATCTATCTCAATTAATATATTACGAAATACTGCAACATTCTGGTCATTGCGCCTGGTATTAGGGTGTAAGGGGTTTAGAGATATAAACTCGGAGGCTATATCAGATGCTATAGGCGATACTTTAGTTGAGTAAGTATCAACTCCAAAGCATGTGTGCTCATCTTGGTTGAATAGTATCTGCTTTTGCATCTACGGTCCTTTAAGTTTGATTAGATTTGTATTAACTACTGTTTCTTCTGTAATAGATTCATCCTCAACGTCATAGGAATCCGCTGATGCATACTCTCCGATAATTTTTACAAAACGCTTATATGTTCTATCTCTTCTTATACATCCTACGTGAGGATAGTCTTTTAATAAAGCCTCTATCTGTATCCTACCTGGGGCAGCCCTTAGTCCTTCGTTTTCTGTTAGAATTTTATCCTGTAGTTGTTTTAAAGATATTCTTTTAGTATTTTTTTTATACAACTCCGTTAGATACTCTAATGTAAATAATTGCCAACTGTGTAATGATGCTTCTTTTATTTTTGCAGTTTTTTTATTAGTTGTAAACGTATAATTCATGTTCCTAGTGGGTTTATGAGTCATTAATAAGTAGTGTAAGCTTTTTATATTCCCTATATCAGCTAATCTTAACCTTAATGCCTCCACATTTCCATAGCCTTTCTCTTCTACCATAACATCTAATCTCTTATCTGTTGTGTCTATGATGGAAAAGCGCCGGTCATCAGAGTCAATACGTAGAGAGTTAAGGTCATTGGATGCCAAACAGGTATTAGCCCAATTTTTAACATATATCGGGTCTTTACCTTTTTGTTCAATCTCTAACATGGAGTTAGCGAACGATTTTAATCTATTAATAACTTCGTCATCTTTTACTACAGCTTCATCAAAAAATATTAGGCGTTTGTTCATATAAGGTGCATTAAATCTGGAGCGTAAAGAGTCTTGTCCTTTTACCATTACTACATTAGTAGCTCCAAACAAAGGCTCCAATATGGAGTCAAAAAACACTCCTTTACCTATACCTTGTTTTGCAATAAGCACTAGGGTTGTAAGATTTCTGGTGCTTGGATTAACCGCGAAACTAAGCCAATCCATTAAGTATGATAAAGACTCCTTATCATCATTACATAAGTGTGTGAAGAAATCTAAATGAGGTTTTGGTAGTAGCTTACTCCACTCATCTAATTCAATAAACCTTTGCTCTATAGTGTGGGCATCTGCTTGCCCCTTCCAAAAGTAATCTAATAAGAATATAGGGGGGCGGTAGCTGTTTAGTATAGTAAATAGCTGTTCGCTGGATTGATATTTGTATACTCCTAAATCTGGTCGATACTCAGTGCGTGCAGGGTACACCTTCCAGTAGCTATCCTTTTCGCCTGGCTTCCCTAAAAAGGTAGATATAGTTCCTTTATGGACATATTCCCAAGTACTAGTGCTTTGATGAATACGTATTAATTCTTCTGGCCTCATCCCTATACATTGGTAATATTCGGAGTCTTGCAGAGTTTTTATTGATTCCAGATAATTACTAATATTAGTACTCATGTGTAGTCCTGATTAATTCTATTTTATTTTGTTTCATGCATTTTTATCTCCTTCTAAAACTAGATATAACAGTTACGTTATAGTGTTGTCAAACACAATTATTAGTAAAAGTCTAAATCGAATATATTAGATTTGGTAACAAGCAAGGGTGCCTTTATACACTGTGTGACATTTTGTTTCATGCTATCAAA